GTTTCCCAGTCACGATCCGAGGCCGCAATGCCACGGTCGGCTGCTTCTGCAAAACTCATGGCGGCGTCGGTACCGAAACGCTCACCAACGTATTCAATCACGCCTTCTTGGAATAGTTCGGTTGCGGCCTCTTTCGTGCCAGCCCCGGCGCCACCAGCGGCAACACGGGCAACGCCATTCCTCATAGCCAGCTTGCCAACGGATTCAGCCCCGGCTTTGGTAATACCTTTCGCACCATAGCGCTCTAGGATGGCGGATCCCAGGGCAAACGGCGCGGCTTCCAGCACGTCCGTCAGTTCTGCCTTTTCCTTGCCCTTGTTCTGGGCGCGGGCCTCTCCCATTTCACCAGAACGGGCAATCACGTACCCGGGCAGTGACAGGGTAACGGCCACCATATCCGGGATAGACTTGATACCTTCCTCAAAACCGTATTGCAAAACCTCTGCCCAGGCAGATCCTGACAGCGGCCCGTTCTGGCTGAACTCAAACTTCACCTGTTCCCAGGTGTTATCCGGCACATAGCCGGCGTCCAGGTTCTTCAGGTTTTCGGCGGCCACGTCCAGGGCTTCAGTACCACCTTGCGCTTTGTACTCGGCGTATTCCTCGCCATTTAGGTACTTTGGTACCAGTCCGTCCTCCCACACAAAACCACCCAGCGGCATGGATTCTTCGGCGGATTCAGCCCCGGCGTTGATGGCGGTCAGTGCGCCACCACCAAGATCCCCTACACGCTCAGCTGCACCACGGGCGGCATTGAAGTCCTGCACTTCCTTCCATTCACCAGTGGCACCCCTGGCAGGCTCTGGCGGTAGCTCATAGCTGCCGGTGGCCCCATTGGGTCCGGTTTGCTCGATCTCTGCAGGCTCAGGTATAGCGGTAGGGTCTGCCGGCGCCGGACCACGGCGGCCAGCGTCGGCAATTTTGCGGCCGGTATCCGGCTGAAGGTTCAGCGGGCGCCGTTGCGGCTCCTGCTCGGGCTCTGGTTGGTCTTGGTACAGTTCGTTGTGCCAGCGTGCCAGCTCTCTTGCACCCTCGGTATCCCCTGCCAGGTGCGCCTTCTCAAGCGCGTTTAATAACTGATCCTTGGAAGGCTGCTGGTTCTCGCTCATTACTACCTCACTGGCTGTACATATTGAGTAGTTCGTTGCGGTCCATGGTACCGCCCTGGCCTAGATCACGCACGCTGATTCCCAGCTGGCGGGCGGCCTGTGTTACCGCTGCTGAACGTGTTTTAGCCTGGCCTTGTGAGTATAGCTGTGCGGCACGGGTTGTAATGGCCTGCACTTTGGAACGGTTTTCCGGGTTCAGGTTCTGCAGGTTGCCTTGCTGGTCAAAGATGCCCCCCAGCAATTCAGCGGCCTGGCGGAACATCAGGTTTTCGTCGGATGATTTGAAGTCGCTACCAGATCCGCCGGCTTGCTCTTTCAACAAGGCATTGCTGGTGGTCGATTCGATCATCTGACCATCCTTGTAAAGACGATCTTCCCCACCAAAGGTGATTTGCTCGGGATTCTTCAGCATATCGTCCAGCTCACGGGCACGCGCCAGCCCCATCTGCACAAAGTTTGGGTCATATTCTTCGGGCATTTTACTGGCCAACTCTGGTGATACGTTTTGTCTTGCCAGCTCATACCTTTGGGCTTGCTCTTGCTTCGTGCCAGCGGACAAAATATAGGAATTCATCCTTCCCAATGTTTCCACGTTTTCTTCCATCTGCTTACGCTGGCGCTCGTCCATGCTCTTGAAGGCTTCCTGCACCTGCGCAGCTTCCTCCGGAGCGAAAGCGATCAGCTCACGCTCTGCCTGGCGGCCATCCTCACCCCCTGCAGCCACCCGGGAGCGTAACTGGTTCAGGGTCTGGCCACGCTGGCGGGCGCTTTCCCGGTCCTCTTTCTTCCAGTCCAGCGCCAGGGCGTTGGCCTTGCGCTGCTGTCGGGAGCCCTTAACCGCTTCAGTGGTGCGGTAAACCTCACCCATATCAATGCCAAACTGATTCGCCATGTTAGCCACCGGTGCCCAATGCTTTGTAGAGCAAGAAATTCTGTGCGCCCTGGTTCAAGGACTGCCCAATGCCCTGATAGGAGCTGGCGCGGGCGTTGCCTTGGTTTATTGCGCCTTGAGCCAATGCGTTACCCGTAGCCTGTGTTGCCTGAGTCACGTTGTTGGCCATATTGGTTCGGGCGTTCTGGTCTGCCTGGTTAGCCACCTGCCCCACGTTGGCCAGCGTTGCCAGCCTGTTAAACTGTGCGTTCTTGTTGCTCATGTCCAGCTTGTATTCGGTTGTAGCTCGATTGAATGCTTTGCCGTATTCCTGGCTGGCAAGATCTGATACGTACCGGGTCACGGCGCGGGCCTGTGCCCCCGACTGAAGCCGGCCCCGTGCTGCTGCGCTGGCATCCAGGGCATTGATTCCTTCTTGCCTGCGGAACTGGTACCCAGGATCAGCCTTAAATTTAAAGTTGAAATCTCCGGGATTGAACTCTCCCGACTGAACACCGGCCCGCAATTCCTCAAGGGATTCGGCGCCAATCTCACGCCATGGCGCGTTGTCCTCTCGCTGCTGATCGAAAATTTCTTTCTGGAAATCAATTGTTTCACGGTTTGCCTGAACCTGTGCATCACTGGCTTTCCCAGCTGCTTTTGATTGCGCCTTACCGGACTTGTAGGACGTATAGCCACCGACAACGGCGCTACCAACAACGGCAGTTGCTACCCATGCCATAAATCACCCCCCTCTAAATAGTTCCACGGGTACTCGCAATCGCGGTAATCCATGGTTGTTACTTCATCTTCCATCTCGGAAAGATGCTGAGACTTTGTCCCGGTAATGGCGAAAATCAAAGTGTCTTGGTGAGTGTAGATGGCAGCCTTTGATCCTGGCAGCAATTCCCCGCGATAAGGTCCAGCTATTCTCTGAGTACCCATCTCAGTGGTGAATGTCATCTCTCCAAAGGGGACAATCCAAAACCTCGATTGCTTCCATATCCTGCTTACTATAAACATACCGGCAGGCATGAACAGCTCACGAATGTAGGCACCTCCCACTATGTACTCTTTCAGACCGTTATCGTTAAGCTCTGCCACCTCGTTACCTGTTGAAATTTCCTCCAGTGCTTCATGGAAACGGTCAATGCGGTTCCGCGCCTCGATGCGCCCTTCCTGGTCGCCAACGGAAATGGCTCCGTAAATCTTGCTGGAATCCGCTACTTCAGGCGTATTCTCAAGAACCCATTGCTGTAACTTTTCTTGAGGATCAATTATCTGGCTCATCACACCACCGTCACGCCAGAAGCCATAAGCAGGACAGAACCTGCGGTGTCCGTTTTCGCCCACACGGTGTCACCTGGTGAAAGGATCTGACCTTCCAACTGGTACACAGGGAATGACTGGTTACTGTCCAGGGATTTCTGTTTCAGAAGCAGGTTGGTGGCATCGGCGGTGCCGCCAGCGGGAACAATGTGAATATCTACCAGCTCCACCCCGGCAGACACGTTGCTCAGGGTCATTTTGCTGATAATGACGCGCTTCTGTGCCGGCGCCTCGTAGTATTGCGCCACAACGGCTGTCAGGGCCTGCGGGCTGATTAACTGGATTGGCGTTGCATTCATGGCGTTACCTCAAAGAGTTGACTGGTCCTGCGTGCCACGGAAAGCCATGGCCACCACCAGGTTGGATAGATGGCTGACCTCTGCACGCAGTTCCCCTATCTCGCTGCGGCATCCGGCCATTTCTGACAGTGTAACCGTTCTGAGGGTTTCTATCGCTTCGATCAGGTCAGATTGTGGCGCCCTGGCAGCAACCAAGGCGGCAAGGTTATTTACAGCCTCGTCAATGGCTCCATGGCTGGCGCCGGATTGCTGCATCACAAACGATGGCTGGCGGTCCTCCGGATCTGTCGGCCCTGCCGGACGAAAGAACGGGTACGCATTGGTGGAGTCCAGCACGTCGATGGCATCCTGCTCCCCCCCGGTTCGCTTCCACAGTCGGTGCATGAACTCAACAAAGGGCCTGGTGGGTCTGCCCGTTCTCAGGTCCACAATGCCCATGTTAATTGGTGGTGGATCAACCTTAATGCCTGGCATCTTCAACCTCCGCATACGCGCCCAGGATGGCCACGGGAATCGGATCACTGATCTGCACCCGATACTGCCGCTGGCGGAACATGCCCAGCCGGTTCCAGGCCACCCGGGTTAGGTAGTTTCCGGATTTGCCAATGGCAGACCAATACTCATGGCTCCACGTCCTGCCGCCATCGTCGGACCACTGAAGCATTGCTTGAGGATTGTCACCCTGGCCGGTCACCAGGCCAACGCCACTTTCCATATCCAGCTCCAGGCGGTGCATGGTAGCGCGGCGGCGGTTGGCATGAAGCGGCGGCGATACCGCAATGCGTCGGATCTCGTCGGTATTATCGGTGTGAATGTTCAAGGCCATGGTGTAAATGTGGCCATTCTGGAAGTCGCCCACCAGGTGCTGGCCATAAGCGTATACGTAGCACCCGGCATGGTGCCGGCCCCAGCGGTAATGGCTGCGCTCATGCCATAGGCCGGTGGATACGTCGAACACCACGGTAAGGCTCTTTGATGGCAGGGTCAGCACGTAGAAAGCGTGCCCCTCCTCAATGTAGGTATAAGCAATGGCGTCAGGGTTGTTGTCGCCTATGCGGGCCTCGACAGCGTGTGTGCTGATCCTCATGGGCTGGTAGCCAGATGCCCGATACACAATGCCATCATCACCCAGCCAGAACACGGTATTATCCAGTTTGTCGGCGCTGTGCGGTGCCTGGCATCCTTTCTCAATGAAGGCGCCCTGCATCCGCTCAAACGGGAAATCTACATCGCCACTGTTGTACCAGACCTCAATAGAATCCGTGCCGAATACCCACAGCTCCCGGTGATCTGACAACACGGCAACGGTATCATCCGGCGCCCCTTCCGCTGTCGCAAACCGCAACGGGTCAAACTCGGTTGATAGCAGGTCTGAAAGGAAGAATTGCCCGGTACCGGCTCGGTTGAAGATGAAATAGCCATCCTGGTAGGTGACGGTTGTTGCCGGGTACCAGCCATCGCCTGACAGCTCCCGCAATCCTTTTTCCTCGCTGTAGGCATAGCCTTTGATGCCATCGACAAACACCAGATCAATGCCGTTGGTGGCAATGGATACCGGGCCTGATTGGCTCACATCACCCATTTCGGTGGGCTGTCCAGCATGGTCAACGTGATACAGCTTGCTTGCCGTGACGGCATACAGCTTCTGGTTAAGTTTGTGAATGGCTTTCACGGGCGCCGTGGGCAGTCTGGCAAACGTCCATGTTCCCGGCGTGCCATACAACGCCACAGGCGTCTTGCTGTCTGGCGGCAAACCTTCAGCGTACAGATTCACCAGGCGCGAACCATTGGCGGCCTCTGCCCTGGTCTGATTACTGCCGGTTGCCCACTGAATCGGTCGCATCATTAGCCTGGCCCACTGTAAATGTCATAGCCTCGGGGTTGAGTCAGGCCCGGATCTACCTGCAGTTCACGCAGCCTGGTGGCGCTGTTGGTGCGCTTCAGTACCTTCCGGGCCTGTGAATACTGCGCGGCAATCACTTGGTCCACTTGCTTGCCATACTCCGGCGCTAGCTCCAACGCCAGGCCAAGACGGATGGCACGCTCATACCCTGGTGGAAACTCCACTTCAGCGGTTAGTGCCGGCAGATCCTGAATCGGCTTTGAGCTAACCATCACCAGCTTGTTTCCGGCTGCGGTTACGGCGCTGAATCTCAGAATGCCCAACGGATTATCGGATGTGTAATAGGCGTAGCGCGGGAATGACTGCACGTTGCTCTTGATGGGGATATCGGACCACGTATTGAGCCCGACAATCTCCACGGCCACGGAATGCCCGGAAGGCTCCCGGATATTCAGCTTTTCAATGATGGTTGGCCGGACGGTATCGAAGTCTCCCCCGGGCCCTATCGTAAAGCTGTTCTTCTCGGTCAGGTCGAATTGCTCATGCACCAGGGCGGGCACCAGCAGGGTTTCGTTGGTCCAGCTGTCCAGCATCTGCTTCGCATACAACAAAGCGTCCTGTAACTCAGCGGGCCTTGCTTCTTCCCCGCTGGCCAGGACGCCTATGCTTCGCAGTGCGCTTTCAACCAATCGCTTCGTGGTTGCCATGGCGCTTTACTCCAGGCCGCTGCGGACCTTCTCGATCAGGGTTTCTTCTTTCCAGGCTTTCAGCATTTTCACGCCAAGGTACCGGCCCAGCTTCACCAGTTCATCCTTGGTCAAGTCGGTGGGTTCCTCGTTGAAACGCTCCAACAGTTCGTCACGCTCCTGGTCATTGCTTTCAACCTGGTCGTTCTGCTCTACAGGCGAGTCCTGCCAGCCATCGGCTTCCAGGGCTTCCAGTTCCTCGGCAGTGACGTTCACCAGTTTGGGTTTCTTGTCGGCGTGATAGATCCAGGTTCGGGTTTTCTTGGCTTCTTCAGTCATTGCGGTTCTCCAGGCGGGATAAAAGTAAGGGCCTGACATGTGCCTGGCCCTTACTCGTTGCTGCTACCTACCAATCAGCCTTCAGCTGACCACATGCGGTGTGCCAGCTCAGGGTAAATCATGTGCGCACCCCAAACGGCGTCAATCCGCGTGATCTCTGACTGCTCATTGATATCGTATGCCCCGGTCATTGACAGGGACAGGCCGGAATCCGGATCACGGACGCGAGACTTCACAGTGGCAGACTGCGGCAGTTCCAGGTCAACCATTGCCAGGGCAATAGCATCGCGGTGGAACAGGAAGTTTTCGCGGTATGTGGTGTTCGGGCTGCCCAGCACAGTAATGGCGGCGTTGTCAGCAGGTGCGGCATCCACGTTCTGGTATGCCTTGGTGCTGATTATGTCGCCTTCCTGGTTGGTGGTGGTCTGGTTTCCATCGTTGATAGCAGGGCTGATCTTGATGGTAGCCAGTCCGCCAATGTCCGAATTCACGTCCTGCTGCACAACAAAGTGCTTCAGGCGGCCAGTGGATGAATAGTTCTGCGGGTTGATCTCATACACCCCGGCAAACTGAATCACGTCACCCGCTTTCAGCAGGCCGGTCACGCTGGCGGTCCAGCCATCGGTCTGGATAGTGTCGCCAGTCTGACCTGCACCTGCAGTCAGCGGTATGCCACCATACGCACCCACGGTGTGAGTCGGCAGGTTAGCGGATTCAAACAGGTCGAAGCCGGCCAGCGGCCCCATGTAACCTTTCTGAATGGCGCCTTTCACCAGCATTTCGTTGTACTTGTTGCTGATTGCGTCAGAAACTTCAGCCGCATCCAGCATGTTCAAGATACAACGGCGCATCCCATCATCGGGAACAGCCACCTGGCCCATGTACGCCTTCGCAAGATGGAAATTCTTGAGATTGATGGCGGTACCGGGCGTGCCGGAGCTGAAGAACGCTTCTTTCGCGGTCAGCAGGATTGAACGGTCAATGACGTTGGCAATCTGGATCATGCCAGACTTCAGGTAACGCTCACTGAATTGCTCAACACTGAGGGTCCGGTCACGCATGGTGACCTCCAGACCAAAGTGTTCTTGCCGGTTGATGTTGAACGGAATGCTCAGGTCAGTCATGGGCTGCTTCTGCAACACACGGCCTGAAGCAGTCTTGGTGCGGAAAGGCTTTTGCAGGGAAATGGAGTCACCCACCTTTGCAAAGCGGCGTTCCAGGTCGCGGTGTACCAGCGGTGCGGCCACCAGGTTGTTTTTCAGAAGGCGCAACGCCTCCTTCACAATAATGTCGTCCGTCAGCAGACGGTTACCTTTTTCACCGTTGAGTTGCGGCATGGCTCAATACTCCTAAATAGTTACCAAAAGCCCCTGCCGTTTCGCTCCCGCTCGTTCATGGTGCGCTCGTACTCAGAAAAGTCCATATCGGCTGCACTTTTCGAGGATGAATCGCTACCCCTCACGGGCTCGATTGGGTCAGGCGCCTGGGTTGTCTTTTTACCGGGCGGTTTCATGTTTGCCACTTTCGCTTCCAGCTTCCCGATTTCCCGGGCCTGCGCCAGTGGCGACAAACCAGCAATACGGCTGGCCTCGTCTTTGTGCTTGCCAAGATAGTAGGCCACGTCACCAGGGTTATCTGATTCCGCCAGGGCCTTGACCATATCCTTGGTGATCTGCACGTCCGGTGCGGTCACCACATCATCGAAGTCGTCATACTTCTCGCGGCTCTCGTCGAACGCTTCTGTCACGTCCTCTAGTGCCTCGGTGTATTCCGTATCTTCTTCCTGGTCCTGGTCCTTCGCGTTGTCGTCGGCGCCCTTGTCTTTCCCATCGTCAGCTCCTTTCCCATTTTTCTGTCCGGCTTTCCAGTCTGCCAGTGAATCCAGGTAATCGTCATAGCTGTCGAAGTCGGAAGGGTCCGGTTCGTCGGTGCTGGTGTCAGTGTCGGCCTTTGCGTTGTCGCCCTCGGGCTGCTTGCCCTGGCTGCGAATACGCTTCAGCTCGTCCTCTGCCTCTTTTGCTCTCTTGGTCAAACGGTCAATGCGCTTCTGGTACGAATTCCGGGCTTTGCCCTTGGGCTTCTGTACCTCGCCGGCATCGTCGGCGGGTTTTCCATCGGCATCGTCCTTGCCTTCTTCCGCTGAAACGTCCTGGCCCTCCTGTTGGCCCTTTCCCTCGTCTTGGGCTTTGGCCGATCCTTCACCCTGTGTTTTCTGAGTATCGCCTTCCGGCTGATCCTCAACGGCCTCGGTAACGAAAACCTCGTAGCTTTCGGTTTCTTGCTCAGGTGTCTTGGCTTCTTCTGCCATGTCGCGTTGTCTCCTTCGCGGATTTATCCCCTGTGATAAGCCACAGGTAGCTTGTGGTCACATTATAGCCTGTTATCAGGCATTAACAGCAACTTCGCTGCCTTGCTGGCTCTGCGCCATGATCTCGGCCATGGCCTCAGCTACCAGGTTGCGCACGGTTTCTTCAATGGAGCCTGGCCCTGCCAGCATAGCATCCCGTTCAATCTCAGCCATTTTGGCGCGGGCTTCGGCGGTGTCGGCCTCGGCCTTGGCCATATCAGCTTGCGCACGGGCGGTGTCTGCTTCTGCCTTGGCCTTGTCTGCCTCGGCGCCGGCCATATCGGCTTCTGCCTTGGCCATTTCGGCCTGTTGCTCTGGTGTCGGCTGCGGTGGCTGGATATCCAGTTCGTCCATTTCGTCCTGGTCCAGAATGCCCGGTGGCAGGATCTTCTTCAGGCGCTTGCTGATCTCGTCAGCTCCCGGCCAATCCATGTTCTTGGCTATCAGGTCCGCCAGCACGCCAGCGGCAGACGGTACCGCTTGAGCAAACTGGATCAGGCTGTCAGCGGCCTGCAGTCGTTGAGTCTGGTATCCCGGGCCTGCCTTCACGGTCACGTCGAACTTGCCTTGTGCGATATCGTGAACCAGCACGGGCTTGCCGGTTTCCTCGTCCATCACCATCTGGTTGATACGGAGCCAGTCGCCGGTACCGTCCTCAAACTGAACACGGATAACGCGCTCACTGTCGTATACCCTCGGGATCAGCTCAATACAGATCTGCCCGATACGGCCAATGGCACGGCTCAGGTTGTCGATGTAGGCGAAGGTTCCCCGGTCACCCTGTTGCTGTCGTGCCAGGATGGCCTTGCCGCTGGTTTCGTTGCCCTGCGCACCTACGCTGGCATCGTACAGGCCAATGGTGGCCTTCATCTCGTCCGTGAAGCTCATGGCAATCTGCAGCTCTGCCGTGGGCATTGGAGTGCCCTGGTTGCGCTGCGGTGGCGGGATATCGGCGCGGGCGTTGTATCTCAGCACGCTGGCATTGTCGACGTTGGCGCTTTCCCACTCCTGTTCATAGCCCTCGATGGATTCAGCATCGGCCACCCATGGTGCCTTGGGCGCCAGGGCGGATTTCTCCGTTGCGGCCGTCATCCAGAAGTTGTGCATCCGTTGGGCGTCTTTCCCGTACCGGATCAGGCCACGGTAGAAGGTTTTATCACCAATGGTCATTTCCTTACCCAGCACAGGGACCACGGGAATGGTCCGGCCTGGCCAGGTAACCGGGCCTTCCAGGATCTCGTAGGCGGTGACCTTGGCCCACTTCACCACGTAGGTTTTCACCTTCCGGGTCCGCTTGACGGTAATGCCCATCTCCTTCAGCTCGTCCAGAACGTCCTTTACCTCGTCCTCCCACACAACACGATCATCGCTCAGAAGTAGCAGGGTCCGGTTCTTCGGCTCACGCCAGAAGTATTCCGCCACCCGCACGCCTTCTTCACTCACCCACCAGGAATACTCACCACGGTCGGCGTCGATCAGATCCCCTCGGACTGCATCGGGATACCGCTTTTCAAACTCCTTCTTGCGCATCCGCTCCCCAATGAAGCAGAAGTTGGCATCTGAAAAGTCCGGCTCCACGGCGTCAGGGTCCATCAGTACCGCGAAACGGTTGTGAATGCTCTTGATGCACAGATCCTGCTCAAAGGCATCATCCGTGGAATACTTGGTCAGCACGCGCAACCAGCCAAAACCACCTTCAACGGCGTGCTGGAATGCCGTGTCATAGTGCGCTTCGGCCTTGCTGGTGTACTCGATATTGCGGATCAGGGCTTCATACACTTCCGCCAGCGAGTAGTTCACCTTGCCAGTCAGGTTGGGTAGCTTCTGCGGCTCGTCCTCCCCGGCGCCGGCAATGTTGGCTTCAGTTGGATGCACATGGATGGCTGGCCGGTTCTGGCGCTGGTCGCCCAATACCTGGTCAACGTACTGCGGGAGTTTGTTCAGGGTAAGGCACGGGCGCTGCTTCAGTTCCCGTTGCTGCTTGATGTAGTCCGGCCACTGCTCACCCGCCAGGAACTTGATATCTTCCTGCGCGGCGTCGAAGTTGTGCTGCCATGCCGTCTTGGCATAGTCCGCACGCTCCCGGATCTCCTTCAGCATTTCTTCCTTGCTGTCACCCTCGCGGGTCTTTATCGGTTCTTTGCCTGGTAACATGGTCAGTCTCCTATGCGCCAAGCCAACCACCAGGGCCAGGACTGTGGGCTTTCCTGGCTGGCTTTGGTTTCTCGTCTTTCCAGTTTAGCCCCATCTGTTGGAGCGCGTCGGTGTAGTTGGTGGCCCACTTCGGGCCTACAGTATCCTTGAAGGTTTCGTTGTCGTGGTCCCATTCCCGGCGCAACGCCTTGATGGCCTTCCACCCGGTGTGGTTCGCCATATCGCCCTGGTTCCCGGAAATGTCAGTGTCACAGCGTACCTTGTCGATCCAGATACGGGGAAACAGCTTCTTCAAGGCGTTGATGGATTCCCGTTTGTTCTTCACCCGTGGCACAGTCTTGAACTTAATGCCCATCCGTTTGGCGGTCTGCAGTCGGCGCTCACCCGACATAAGCTCCCGGACCTCGATATCGTGAGGCGCCATGTGTTCACCAAACCGGATTCCGTACTTGTCCCGGAAGTCATGCAGCCAGTTGATGTAATGCTCCATGCCCTCATCCCGGTTACCGTAACAGGCAATGCAACGGATCTCCTTCTGGTGTACCTGAACCAGCCAGATTGCCATATCGTCGTTGATACCAAGATCCCAATAGGTGTGAACGGGCAGGCTTTTCTCAACGGGGATGTTGGTAAGGCGGCTTTCCTCGAGCAATAGCTCAACCTCAGTCTTATACACCACGCCTTCCGCCAGGGCATCGTCCGGTGACTGCTGGTATTGGGCACTGAACATATAGTTGTCGGCTTTTTCCATGGCAAGCAGTGTCTCCGTGGGCTCTTTCTCTGGCCAGTAGCTGACACGCTTGCCGGTAAATCCGGTGTCACGTATGCAGGCTTCCCGCATTTCGTCACTCAGCTGGTCCAGGTAACTGCGGTCGATTATGGCAGGGATCTTGAACAGCTGGTAATTGTCCGGGCTTTTATCGCTGTTCAGGTAGTCGGTGCTGTCGCCCTTGGCTATCCGCTGCTGCACCATGATGATGGGCACGTTGTCGTGTGCCAGGCGGGAGCGAACGATACGGTTGATACGCTTGTTGCCCTTGTCGATCAGCCGGCCACTCTCGGCGTCCTTGGGCGGCAATGGATCATCCATTACCAGTGCCCCGGTGAATCCTTCCTCCATGAATCCAGCACGGCGGCCTGTTACCTGGCCATTGATGCTGGTGCCGTACAGCCGGTGCTGGTTGCCATGCTGGTCGATGTACTTCCAGTTGTGCTTGGCCTTGGTGTCCTTGGATGGCGTCAGCGGCCATAGAGTCTGGAATTCCTCACTGTCCAGGATCTCCTTCACCCGGGTCGCGTTCTCGGTCACCAGGTCGTCGGAGTAGGAAAGCGGGAGCCATCGTGTCGATCGCTTCTCAGATATGCACTTGAGGATGCACCAACACGGCCAGTGGATGGACCATATCTCTGTCTTTGTGCTACCGGGCGCCACGTTGACGATTCCCCGGGGGATCTCCATACGGTAAACGGATTCGGCCAGGCGGCATTCATAGGTGTGGTGCCAATTCTTGCGGAACTTCTGGCCCTGCAGTAGCTGGAAGAAGATACGCATAAACGCTTCAAAGGATGCTTCACTGGCCACCTTCACGGCCAGCTTCTCCGCGTCCGTCATTTCCTCCCACTTCAGCATTACAGCTTATCCAGTAGTTGGCCCAGGGCCTTGGCAATCTCCGGTGAATCTACATTGCCGTCCAGGGTCAGGTTACCTTCCACCTTCTTGGGAGCATCCCAGCCTTCCAGCTCGGACAGCTGCTTAATGGCGCCGGTCTGGCTGTGCAGCTTGAACTTGAAGCCGTCCCGGCCTGTACTCAGCTCGGCAATGGCGGCGGCGTGCCCATCGTCCATGTTGTCCTGGTCGATCAGCTGCCAGACGGTCTGGTATACCGGGTTACCGTCCTCGTCCTCGCCTACCTGCGCATCCTTGAATCGAACCACGTCTTTCACGGTTGTTCTGGCAATCTTGGTCAGGGTTTCCAGGGCTTCTTCCCGGGTCATTACTGACTTTGCAGCCGCTGAACTCACCAGACTGTCGTAAAATGCTCGGACACTACCTTTTTCCAACATCTTACCAATAACATTGTTGGCGCTTTTCCCCTTCGCCTTGCCTCCTGCCTTCACGTAAGCATCCATCTTGCTCATGCCACTGGCACAGTGAATCATCGTCCACTTCTGCAGGTGCGTCAGCTTGGCGGCCAGTTCCTGCTGTTCTGGCGTCAGCTGGTATTCAGTCTTTGTTTCTCGGCTCATCGTCATACCTTCGGTTGGTCATCGGCAGTCCCATCTTCTTGCACACAAGCTGCTCGAGCATGTAGATGGCTCTGCCGCCCATGTGGCCACTGATCCCGGCCAACGCTGCGGTTAATATCAAGCTGAATTCCAGTTCCTGGCATATCAGTGCCGTCATAATCCCGGCGAAGGCTGATATGGTCCATTCCCCAATAAGCTCCACGAAACTGAACGGTGCGTTGTTACGACGAACACGGCTGATATAGCTCACGGTCCCTCCCCATAATGCGAGAAGCGCGAACCAGACGTAACCAAAGCCCACGTCGAACAGTGCTTTCAAAATACTATTGCCACCTTGACCATCAGGCATACGCTTGCGCTCCCACATTCCAGTCTGTCCTCGTTGACGCTGCCACCTTCTTGATCCTGTTCACCAGCTCTACAGCATGCTGCTCATTCTCGATTACCGTTATGGCTCCCTTGAATGATCCGTGAAAGGTTACCTGCTGCGGTGTCAGCTTGCGCCTTGCAGGCTCTTTACTGCCGTCCTTGACCTCTACCAGTACCGTCACACCACCAAAGCCGATAACCAGGTCGGTGAAGCCATCATGGGCTGCGCTGGTAATGGCTACGCTCACACCCATGGCCCGTATCAGCTCCACCAGGGCGCTCTGATTTTCGTCAACCTTTGCCGCTCGTCTGTTTGCCACCTTGCAGCCTCGTCGCTAATGCTTGAATCAATCCGCCAGCGGGCTGCTGCCCAGCGGCTACCTGTTTGTCCTGGCTGCGCTTATGAACACTGATACCCAGCACGGCCAGTGCGAATCCCCACATGGGCGTGAGGGCGGCGATTGCCTGAGATACCTGGCCGGCCTGTTCCGGCGCCCACACGAATGACCAGGCTATGGCCACAGACTGCAGTGCCCAGGATATCGCGGCCAGGTAACCAAAGGTCGGGCGCCATCTTCGCACGTATCCGTCATTGCTGGCGGCCTCGGCCCTCATGGTTTTGTTCACCTGGCCCAGCTTGGCGGTTTCCGCTTCCAGCATCATGGCCTTCAGCTCTCGCTCATGCTCTTGTTCCAGGCGCTTTATACGCTCATACGCTGCCGGGTCCGACTTGAGGATTTCACCTACCTCGTCCGGATCATTGCCGGCGCCCAGGGCCTGCGACACCAAACCACCCACGGCGCCACCTGCCGGACCACCCAATAGCGTGCCCACTATCGGCGCGGCCTTGCCTACCATCTTGCCAATGTCGGACCAATCCATAACGGGCTGCCTCAGTCGATGTGTTTTTTTTGGCGGGATGCCCACCAGGCGGGAATGTCCATGTTCGGACAGGTTTTGCGGGAGTCCAGGTCACGATGGCCTACTACTTCGGCCTCTGGATATTCGGCCAGCTTCGCCAGAAGCCATCCTTCCAATACTCTCAGCTGATCTTCATCCGGTGCGGTGTCGGTGATAATGCAGATGCCCAGGCTGTCGGAGTTGTCGCCTTCCCCGTTCTCGTCAAAGTCCCGGACGTGGGCGCCCTGCCAGTAATCCGGGCGGCCTGGCTCAATCTCGGCGGTTCCGGTAATCACGGCGTTGTAGCCTATACCATCCCAGCCCCGCTCCTGGTGCCAGCGGTGAATGTCGGCGGCGGTGTCTCCCCGGTCTTTCGGGCTGTCACTGATATGAACCACCAGGAACTTGATATGAACCACCAGGAACTTGATCTGTCTCATTGAATCCTCGCAACTATTGCCTGCACAGAAGTGTATCCTTTGCTTTCAGAACAGGGCCTTCAGCCAACGCCAGAAGCGAATCAGAAAGCCCGGAACTCCAAAGGGGGGTTGGGTATCCTGTCGCTGATTGCGAATTCTACCGTGTTCGACCACAGGGAAACGCGCTCCGGATCTTCCTTTGCAAAGCTACGCAGTGCCATTTCATAGCTTCCGGTATCCAGGCCAACGTCAGCAATGGGCGCTTCATAGGCGCCGGCCTCGTCGGTTCTCAGGCTGGATGGCACGGTCATAAGCGGCACGATAGAATCGGCTTCCTCGTCGTACAGTCCAATCTCATACTGCAGTTCGTAATCAATGGGCGTGCCGTCCACGTTGGTCGTGGGCGCCATCCAGGATAGTGTGGTCGGGTTAATCTTCATGGCTTCAGCCCTTTAATAGCGATAATCCCCAGCTCCACCATCCGGCGCCAGGTTCTGATTAGTGCCCTGCGATAATACCATTCCCGGTGTTCAGATTCAGATTCTGGCCACTTAATCCGGCTGTCGATCGCATCATGGCACGCGCTACAAGCATAGCACGCGCTCAGGTCGTCGGCCTTCTTCCCCATGCCGTTGGATTCGTCAGGCAGGTGCGCCAGGATTGTCGTTGAAGGGTCGTAGTTGCACACGCCTACCAGGTTGACGGTGCATTGCTCGTTGCGGGCTGAGTCGCGCATTTTCTGTGACTTCATATAAGCGACTCCTGAATTGGTACGCGATTCCAGCATTCCGCGCTGTTGTGTGATTCGATCCGGGCGGCCATCAGTTCCGCGCGCCATTCTTTTGTTGGCGGCTGGTATGTGCCCTTCCATGCCGAATCAATCCCTATATTTCTGCCTACGTTGGTGCTGTCTGCGCTGGCAAAAGGGAATTTAGTGAATACGGCAGGGTCAAGCATTCGCAATCCATGCAGGCGGGTTACTGGCCTTCCACTATCGTCACAAATGGCGTTCAGTGCCTGGCCCATACGGTTCCACCATTGCCCTGTGCCAATCTGTGCAAACGCTCCCGAGCTTCCAATACACACACGCGGCCAGAAGTGCGCCAGTCCAAACAGGCGCTCAATGGATTCGTGCATGTGCCATACCGGCGCCGAATACTGCTTATCGTGCGGCCATTCCCGGATCAGATCATCATTGGCAATTTCATCACCGTCGATAACGTCCGGGATTACAGCGAAGTCGAAGCCCGGATGGCTTTTTAGATCGTCCACCCACTCATAGTATGGGCGCCAGTCGCTGATAGGCTTTCCGGTTTTCCATGCTGTGAAGGCTCCATTATCGACTGCGAAACTTTGGCAAAGCTCCGTTGCAATCTCCAACTGCTCGGGATTCATAAAGCTCACAAAGGCATGGCGGCCAGCCAACAACCTGGCGGCTGCCGTTGCTGGCGTTACCGGCAGTCCGTGATAGTGAATCACTGCTATTTCCCCCTGGCCTGCTGGTAACCGTTGGGCTGTGAATGCTGCTGATAGGCTCCCCGGCTCTGCTGTTGCTGTCCCTGCTGATCGTCGGGCTTGCTGTCCAGCATCTGCATTTGCCCGTTGATATCCACCACCACTTCAGTCGTGTACCGGTCCTGGCCATCCTGTCCCTGCCACTTCCGGGTTTGTAGCTTGCCTTCGATGTAGACCTTGCTGCCTTTCTTCAGGTACTGGCCGGCCACTTCCGCGATTTTGCCGAAGATCACCACCTTGTGAAACTCTGCCCTTTCCTGCTTCTGGCCAGTGTTCTTGTCCTTCCATTCCTCGTTGGTGGCTATGCTGAAATTGGCCACGGCATTACCGTTTGACGTGTACCGCATGTCTATGTCTTGGCAGACATTGCCCAATATGATGGCTTTATTTATACCTCTGGACATAGATTTTCTCCCGGGTTCAATCCTGTTTTCTTGGCGTATGCCCTTCCCGCGTTTATCCCAGCTGCAGCCACAACCAGTTCGGGCTTCCAGGGTTTGGGCGCTTCATGCCCTCACCCCATACTGCCGCTTCAGCTTCTTCAGGCGCTTCTCCATCATCCGGGCCTTTACCGGGCCTACCTGGTGGCGGTCACGCTTGAGTCGCCGGCTCAGGTCGGCAATGTAGTCGCGCATTGCGGCCTGGTCGCGAATGTCCAGGGGTTGCTCGTCTTGATGGGTTGGTTTTTCAGGGTTCACTCCTCACCTCCCGCTTTCTCCAGTTGGTCTGCCTGCTGTCTGAGGCGGGCGGCTTCGGATTGGGCGTATTCCTTAATTACGTCAAACCCTTCGGCAACATAGTTCATGGTTTCAGTTCGTTCTGCTCTTGCAACAGAAGCTCCAAGTTCTGCCTTTCCTGATACCGTCTCCAGGCTCCCAATAGCATCCGCCACCCTCGCCAGCGCCCTATCCAGATCGGCCTCCAACTTATCTTTAGTCGCCTTCGTATCGCCAAAGTGCATCATCACATCAAGGCTTGCCTGGCGGACTCGTTCGTTTTCTTTCCTGGCTGCGAAAAGCTCATATTTAAGATCGGTCCATTCATCGCTTTTGATGTGCACGCGCTCAACACTAACGCTGTTGCCGCTCATAAACCGCCGATCAATAACGTCAAAGATTGAATCACTCACTTCTCACCTCCCATATCCGCTGGTGGCTGCACTTCCAGGAGTTCGACGGTCTTTCCTGCCTTGTCGTGTGAGCAGTCGGATAGAAATATTGCCTGCCCATCATTAACCCATGAGTGACAGCGGAACGTTCCGTCATGGTTTTGGGTCAGAACGCTGGGCTTGATCGTTGGCTTTTCGGTGTCACCGTTCCACGTCCAGCTTCCGGTACCGGCTCGTTTTCCGCTGAGGATCACTGGGAAGCACTCAGGGAAAGTCCGGCTTGGAATGTGAATTAGCACATGAGTGCATTCGCTGATCTCACAAGAAACTGGGCCGATGCCTTTGACGATTTTCACGGGAGCGGCCTTCATACCTCACCTCCCATATCTGGCGCGGCTGGCGGGGTATAGGCACCGAACTCTGTCGCACAACCTGTTGCATGAAACGGCTCAAGGTTCCCGCACTGCTGGCACCGAAGATCCTCAATAGAGCTTCTCCGCCCCTCCGGTACTCCCTGCGCCTTGGGTGGGTGGGTGTAGAGCTTTGTTCCAGCCCCGTAATCATCGGGATTGGCGAGCCAGTGCAAAGTTGTTCTGAGCCTGCCATAACCAAACTTTCGGACTTCTGCCACCGGCTCCACCTCCCCACTTGCGGGCGCTTGGCTACTATCGTCCCACGTTTTCCGTTCCAGCCTTTCCGCCAGATCCGACCCGGTACCGGCGTTGTCGATGGCCTGTTGGATGATCCGGTCCAGCTCGTCACTCAGTCTCGGATAGCCGCGGCGTACATCATCCAGGATCATGCTCATCAGGATCAGTGCCGAATGCTGGCGGTCAATAATGTGTTGTGCGTCGTCGCTGTAGTTCCCCACCTGCTTGGATGCCTTCATGGCTATCGGGACAGGGACACCAGCTTGTAATAGTTCTTTCATCGTAAACCGCCCCAGGTTGCCCCAGGGCGCTCCATTCAGCTAAGGGCGGTTACCACTGCCTTGAACAGATAATCCTTGCTGCGTTGCTCTTGCGGCAGGTTCTCGTAGGCAGTCACGCACGGATGGCAACGGGCAACGGCGTCTTTCACGTCACCATGCACCCAGCCATCGTTCAGCTTTTCTTCCAGCCAGCTGTTGTGGCTATCTTCCGGTGTGGCGTCCGGGTTCTTCTGGTGAAAGGCCACACCCTTGATGGCGCTCTCCTTCTGCCAGTCCGGCGCTTCTTCCCACGGTACCTGGCTGTTGTCGCCCAGGGATTTGCAGTAGGCGCGGTTCACTTCATGCGCCAAGCGGGCAATGCGTTCAGCGTTAAAGCTCAGTTTCCGGTAGGCTTCTAGCTTCCAGATCTCGCTGAATGCGTTGTCGTAGCTGATCTTCCGGACAATCTCGTCGCGCCAGTTGGCAGGGTCAATGCAGGTCGCGGGCTTGCCCACCACCACAAAACCGTTATCCATCCGGATGCCGCAATACATCAGCTTCTGTCCGGCAATCACTACGGTTTCATAGTCCACGTCGACAATGCGGGATTCGATCAGGGCGCTGGTGATCTTGTCGCCATCACAGCCCAGGTCACGCATCATCTGTTCCACTTCGGTATGGTTCATAGCCATGGTGCTGGCCTCTTGCTTGCCGGGCGGTGCCCGGCGGTGAGTTTACTTCTGGAAGGTGCCGATAGTGACGGACATATCCAGGTCGGTACCGGCATCCTCGATCAGTTCCGCCAGCTCTTTACCCATTTCCTCCTGAATGGCCTCCAGGCGCTTGATACGGATAGTCAGCTGCGGATCTTCTTTTGATGCCAGGACGGACAGGCGCAATTCAAAGTCACGCGCCTTCAGCCCGTTGTAGGGCGTGCAGGTGAATACCAGGGCGTTGGGCAATTCGTGTTTGCTCTTAGCCTCCACGCTTTCCAGGGCGCTGCGGCTGCCCCGGAAGTCACCCACTTCGCTTTCCCGCTTGCTGTTGGCCTCGATGCTCATTTCACGAATGGCCATGATGGCGCGGGCAAGGTTCACGGGCTTGCCTTCAGCATCCAGGGCGGCAACGCAGTGCTGCCAGTCCTCCACGAATTCCGCCAGCTTGCGTTGGCTCAGGCGCTGCCCATTGTGATCCAGCAACGACACATACTCGGCGGTCTGCTTCATGTTCAAGGTTGCGGTGAAGTCGGCGTGCCCCGGGCTGTCCTCGGTGCCCAGGTTCAACACGGCCACGGCGTTCATGCGCTCCGGATCCACAAAACACACGGCGCCCACGGTGTCATGGTCGGCACAGTAGTTGATGAACGATTCCGGCAGTCGGGTTTCAAACTTTCCCCGGTACCGCACGCGGCCTGGCAGTTTGCTTTCCAGGTCGTGGACGGTGTAGTTATCCGGTGCCGCCAGCACGGGCACGGCCAGATCCATGGTAGTCAGATCCTGGTTCAGTGCCTCGACGGTCTGCGCCTGCTGGATCTGCTCGATAGCTGATTTATCCATGTTTCATTTCCTTCTCAGTGTGTGGGGAAAACCAGGATTACTCCTGGCTGTCCTCCGGATATGGCTTTCTGGCCGGCAGGCCATCGCGGTCAAAGATCTGCGCCTGGTTCTCGGCAAAGAACGTCAGGGCGCCACGGCTGCCAACGTGCATTGGCGTGCTGGTGGTGTTGTCCTCGCTCATGCTGCCGCGACTGGTCGGGCGCTTGTACTTCAGCGTGTGGTCAATCTGTACCTGGTGGCTGTTGCCGATCTGCTTGATGGTGAATGAGATATCCACCTTGCCCAGCTTGCCTTGGTCAATCACGGCGCCGGCCACGTCACTCAGGATCTGTGACAGCTTTTCCTCAAACACGCCACCATCCAGATCCTCGATGAATTTACCTACCTTAGTTGGCATTACGGCTCTCCTTCTTGCGTTGCGCGATTTCCTCACGGTCTATCGCTGTGTCACGGGACGCATTCACCCCGATCTTGATCTGTGATCCGTTGACAGCCAGCGGGAATACCTCGATCTTCTCCCCGCTCTTTGTCTCGATCACAATCTTTTCATTCACTCTTCGCGTCAGAATCAACAACTGCCAGCTCCTTCATTGCAAAGTAAATGTCCAGGCAAGCACGGGCGTCTGCCATGGCGCTGTGTGCGTCCTCCAGCTCTCTGCCCATAAAGTGCAGGTAGGCCTCAGACAGCTTCGGTGACTTGTACCCGTACCGGCCTTTGGGCTCCATCTGCATGATGGGCTTGGCCATGAGCATGGTGCAGTCGTGGTTCTCTTTCTCAGCCCACTGTTCCTGCACGTTCTCCGGGAAATACCGCTTGGTGGCAATCCGGATAATGCGCTGGTCGAAGGTGCGGTTGTGCGCCAGGCGCTTGGCGCCTCCCACCATCTGCAGGAACAGGGCAACGGCGTCAGCTTCATTCACGCCTACCTGGTTGGCCATTTCGGTGGTGATCCCGTGAATGTCGGTCACTTCCTGCGGGATCTCCCAGCCGTCCGGCTGAATAATCAAGTCCAGGCTCGATATCACCTTTTTGGTGTCCTCGTCCGCCAGGATCGCGGCAATCTGAACAATGTGCGGCTGGTGGTGGCTGTCGCTCGGGTTCTTCCAGTCCGGCATTCCTGATGTTTCCAAATCGTATACGCATATCAAATTATTCATGCTGATATCCTTCCTTTTGAGTCTCGATTTTTAATCGTTGGCCTTGAGTGAAGCCCGGTTTCATAGGCTTGCTTTAGCCCATTGCTGATTTTTGCCTTTGTTTCTTCGGTGTGTGTTGCGCCTGTTTTGTGGTGGCTGTTGTGGTCTGCTGGCGATATCAGTTCCAAGTTTTCCGGTCTGTCATCGCTTCTATTTTCGTTTTTGTGGTGAACATGCTCGTTTGGCAGCAATGCCCGACCCAACACTGAAGACATAACCGCGCGGCTTCTTCTCAGATAGATACCACCAGCAACAACTTTTGACGAAAAGAACGGGTGCGGCCTTACTCTCACCCTCCAATAAGGATTCTTTCCTCTTGGCGCATATTCGCCAATTACCTCAATTCCATGAGGCAACGTATACAGTGGCTTTTTCTGCACAAATTTCCCCATGGTGTTCTCCAGGTTTTGGGCGCCGTAGCGCCCTATCGGTTACAGGTAGCGGCTCAGAATGTCGTTCAGCTCATGGGTTGCCTGCAGGGACAGCTCCCATTTATCGGACCATGCCGCCAGCTCAGTCCACACGTCCGGCGTATCCATGGCGGGTTCTTCCACAGTTTCCGGCTCTGCTGGTTTGTGGTCTGGCTTTGGTGCCTCGTCGCCCTGGTGTTCGGTGACCTTCGGAGTCTCCGGTACCGTGGCTTTCTCTGCCGGCGCCGGCGTTTCCAAGGTTTCCGGTTCCGGGTCTATCTTGGCTTGCGCTTCCTCAACCATGCGCTGCTGCTTGAGCATCACGGTCAGCTGTTGAATGGCGGTTTGCCTGGCTTCCTTGGCAATCTCTACCTGGTCACCAAACTGCTCTTCCGGGATCTCGTAGTTTTCCAGCCGGTCAATCTGACGCTCGATATCGGCTGCCGGCTGGCCTATCAGGTTTGATGGCGTCATGCGGATACGGTTTATCAGGTCGTTAATCCGCTGCTTTTGCTCCTGCTCGGCCTGCGCTTTACGCAAACGCTCCTGCTCGGCCTGTGATTCCTCGTACCTCACCTGTTGCCCGTACAGGTCTGAAAGCTCCTGTAACACTGCCTGCTGCGCCTCGATGGCCTCCCGGGTCAGGTCGTAGTAATCGCGCTTGGTGTCGATCGCGTCCACTTCCTCAATCAGCTTGGCAATCTCGTCACTGGATTGGTTTCGGGCCTTGGCGGTCCTGCCATAGATGGCGTTGACCTTCTCGCGCAAGCGGGCAATCCGTTCTTCTTCCTGCTTCTTCTTCCGGTCATCCACTTCCTTTTTCGCGGCTTTCATCGGCTCCTCAAGCTCTACCAGCTTGGCGGTGATCCGTTTGGCCTCGTTGTCGATGATCCGGCCCGCATCCAGGTACGGCTTTTTGATCCGCTGGCGCTCGGCGTCCAGGCTGGTGCGGTAGCTGGTCAGCTCTTTCACACCCTCCTTCACGAATTCATAGCCATCCTTGGTGTTCACGTCCGGGATATTGCTATACTTCTCACTCAGCAAGGCCAGGGCGGCATCGGTTTTTTTGAATACCTCAACGTCTACCTTGCCCTGCTCGATATCGACCTGGTTAAGATCAGTCATTTCCTTTCTCCATTTTGTTGTGCGTCTTCGCCCTGTTCTGCAGGGCTTCTTTTTGCGTGCCCACAATCCGGGCACTTGCTGTCTGGCTTGCCTTTTCCGGTGGCTCCGCACTCATGGCAAACCAGCTCAACGTCCGGGATCAGCTTGTCCAGCTGCGCGTTGTACGCCTCGTCAATCCGGGCTCTTACCTTGTCGAAGTCCACACCCAGCACAGCACACTGGCGCTGCGCCTTACGCAGATGGCCCTGGTACATCAGCCGCAACGGTGCAGGGCTCGGTACCTTGGCGTAGGTGTCGGTTTCCCGCTTCAGCCATTCACTGAACTCTGTCCTGGCCTTGGTCATTTCTTCCTCGGCATCGTCGGCATTGCGCACGGATTCCTTCACCTTGGCGGCCTCAACATAGTTCGTGTCGTCGTACAGCCCCAGGAACACGTCAGCGCTGAAGCCAATCATGGACAGGCACTTCTTGATGGCGTCTGTCAGGGATTTCTTGGGCGCGTCAAAGTCGGTCATGGCGCCGTAGTGCGTGCCCCGGATATAGGGCGTGAGGCCAAAATGCACCACTTCACACTTCTTGTCGCCACGCATGTACCAAAGCCGGACCTTGAGCGTGTGCATGATGGCGTTGCCAATCACGGCGCCGTCTTTGGTGATAGGCGCTCCAGGCTGAAAGCTCTCGTCCTCGATCTCGTAGCCCCAGCCCTCACCAATCGGGCCAAACGCCTCAGTGGCCCGCTTCACCATGTAGGTGCCGTTGATGCTGGTAACTTTTCGTCCGTCCAGGTCGCCGGTCTTGGTGTAGCCTGGCGCGGTTTCCTCAACGCTTTTCCACAGATCCAGGTTACTCACTGTCGCTATCCTCCGGCTTGTGTTCGATGGCCGTCAGCTCACGGATGCGCTGCTCGATAGGCGTGATCTTCCGGAAGTATTCGTCGCGCACTTCCTCTGCGCACGCTTCCAGCATGTTCATTTCGGCCTCTACCGGGTCTGTTTTTGGCACGCTGAGTACCACGGTTTCAGTGCCAAGCAGGATATAGCCGTATTTCGACATGTCCGTACACATGGCATCCACTTTGCCGTTTGAGTATTTCGACAAGTGAAAATAAATCGTTACTTCGATGGTGTCTGGAATGGTGTTGCTCATTTACCTTCTCCCGGGAACACCTTGCGCTCCCAATCAGAAATGTAGTCAGAAATCTTGTTCTTGTTGGCCAGACGATAAATGTCGCTCTTGTTCGCTCCAAGCCCTCTAGCCACACTAAGAAAGCTCACAAAATCGTGGGGGGATTTGGATATTTGGCTAACTGGCCAGACTTTCCGAACAAAAGCGCTGTCTGCCTGAACTCCACCATGAGGCTTGTAAATCAGGCTTCCGTTCTCGTGCAGGTAGTATTCGTCTATTCTCACTTGCCACGCTCCATATTGCAGTTAATGTCAGGGTTGAATGCCGGCCAGGTGCCTTCTTCAACCATATTGCAGTAGTGCCGCTCGGCGGCTAGTTCGGCTTCGTAGTCGCTCTGTCCTACCAGGCCAATGACTATAATGATTGCGGTTATCAGTAATGCTTTCTTCACGTCCACCTCCGTTTCGACTAGCCAAACGCTGCGTTTGACGTAACCTGAAAGTTAGGGTATATATTCGCTTGTGTCAACAATTATTCAATTTGGGAAATGCTAAACATGAATGAACCAAAGCTTATGACAATGGAGCAGGTGCGCCAAGGTTTGAGCGATAGGAAGCTCAAGCAGGTGTCGAGAGAGTCTGGCGTGAAATATCACACGGTCTTGGAAGTGGCTAATGGCAAGCGGCCTAACCCCACCTATGACACCTACATAGCGCTGGTGAACTATCTGACCAAGTGAGGGCTTTATGTCGGCACACGGATGGATAAAGCTCCATCGGTCGATGTTCGATAATGAGCTATGGATGGCAGAGCCGTTTACCAAAGCTCAGGCATGGATTGACCTTATCGGGCACACCAATCACAAGCCAGGATCTACGTGGATTCGCGGTATAGAAGTGAAGATCGAAAGAGGCCAGCTTGCATGGTCTGAACTGACAATGGCGAAGCGCTGGCAGTGGAGCAGAAACAAAGTAAGAAGGTACTTAAAGCTTCTCGAAAAGAAGGGAATGGCGATACAACAAACTAACAAGGTAACGTCTATCCTAACTATCTGTAATTACGAGACATACCAAGGCGACGATACAACAGACGATACAACAGACGATACAACAGACGATACAACAGAAGGACAACAGAAAGACAACAAACGATACACAAACAAGAATGATAAGAATGAAAAGAATGAAAAGAAAACAAATACACCCGCTGCCGCGATTGATTATTCGTCATGGCCAGATAATCCATCGGAGCAGGTGTTCAACGATTGGCTTGCAGCACGGCGTAAGGCCAAAGCAACGCATAGCCAGACAGCCATGAACCAAATCGGAAAAGAATTGCGCAAAGCGGCGGCAATGGGAATATCGGTCGATGAATGTTTGGCAGAAGCAGCCACCAGGGGCTGGCGCGGATTTAAAGCGGAGTGGTTACAAAATGAAAAACATCAACGAAACGGTAGGCAAGGTATCCCAACATTTACAACGGACCCAGACGACACCAGTTGGGCAGAAGGATTCGACCCCAACTCAGGCGACCTCGAAAACCTTTGAGGAAATGGACACCAAGGTTATCAATCGCCTGTTTCAGAGACTGCAGGAGATATTCCCAAAATGGCGTGAAATATGGCAGTCAGACGGCGAAGTGAAAGCAGCCAAGCGGCAGTGGGCAAAGCAACTTGTGAAAGCGGGCGTCAGTGACATTAAGATGATTCAGGAAGGACTAGAGCAGGCCAGGGCTTGTGGTTGGGTTCGCCCTCCTAGCGCTGGCCAGTTTGTGTCCTGGTGCTTGGAAGCAGCCAAAGAGCGAAACGGTATCCCAGGAAAGGATAACGCCATAAGCCAGATGATGGCGCTTCTGCGTAAAGGCGATCATAGCCGGCGCCGATCCAGTTTGAGCCCTGCCATGTATACTATGAGCCGTTTCATTGACTGGTATGAAATAAAAACCAAAGATTCCGACAAGGCGGCCAAGGCTATGGCCCGGGCTTATGACGAAATGATTGACCACTGGATGCACGGGCATGATTTCTATCAACAGCCAACAATGATTGAGCACGGCAATCCAACAGGCGTTGTCACTGAGTCCAGTCGCAAGAAAGGCAGGGAAACACTGGCAAAGCTCATGGGGGAATTGAAGGGTGCCGATTGAAGTCATGCTGGTGAAAGGCCAGGACGGATCCTTGCGGCCGGCGTCAGCGGCAGACCAGGAACACATGGGTAAATTCAAAACCGGCCAGGCGGTGCGGGTCACGGTGACACAGATCAAAGCCCGGTCCCTGCAGCACCACAGGCTGTATTGGGGCGGGCTCATTGAGATCACCATGGATTATTGGGAGCCCACAGGCGGCCTGGTATCCGCCAGCGAAACGGGCACGCTCAAGCGGTTCGCGGATTGGCTAGACAGGCAGGGCGGCAATTCTGGCGCCGTGCGTAGGGCTTGCTCTGCGTTTCTCGATGAACTAAGGCATTCACGCGGGCAACGGATAGACAGCCCTCACAAGTCCCGTGAGGCGCTTCACGAATGGATCAAGGTTGAGGCGGGATACTTCGATTACGTTATGGCACCCAACGGTGTGACGAAAAAGCCCCGGTCCATAAACTTCAATGCCATGGACCAGGACGAATTCAACGATTTTTACAAGGCGGCCTTCAACGTCTGCTGGCGGCTTATCCTTTCCCGTGTGTTTGAGGATCAACAGCAACTGGAAAATACCATTAACCAGCTGCTGGCGATTGGTTAATCTCAGCCGCGCCAATGTCCATATCGGCGGGCGTGTCAGCGGCGTTGATGATGATTTTTTTAATCTGTATCACTCAAACCTCCGCGCAACCAAGCCGGCGCAATACCGGCCTTACGACGTATTCTCTGAGTTGTCCTGGGTGGATTGTCATCTAAACACTCCTTATCGACCAACCGTCCAAAGGTGCCATCTGGTGAGTATGCAAATCTGGTCAGGGCGAGTGTGGTCATATATTCTCGGACACCGAAAATTAAGATCAGTTCCAGCTATTGCCTGTGCTTTTGATTGTAGCACCCACTGCTGATACTCTTCCTGTAATTGAGCCATTACTGCAACCGCTGACAATTACAAAATCTGACGCCTGCATCCGTATATCAGAGCCTGAAATCGCCTGAGTGAAATGGCAGGCACTAATTATCGCATTTTTTGCATAAATACCATCTATGTGATAAGCGGTGTTAAGGTCAAAACTTACGCCGTTAACGATGAGCGTTGCTTTGTTCAAGCTGTTTCCGTTTAGATATAACCCCCTTGATCCTGCCCCTTTGATGCTCCCGCCGTTAATCACATACTTTATTTCTGACGCTGATGGTATATTTTCAAAAAGAATTCCCCCAGTGCATTCATCAATGTCATTGTTTGAGAGGAATAAGCTTTTCATGAATCCAACCCTTATTCCATAAAGTCCTCCAGATACGACATTGCCACTAACAGTGCATCTATAACTTAATGTTGCTCCGTCTGCCGGACCTTGTATGTATATGCCTGAGTTGTTTTCTCCGGATAAGCGAATAACGTTATTTTCGCAAACCCAATCAGTCACATCTTCTGCAATTGTCGAGTGAGTCATGGCGATCGCAGAGGATGAGCCTGCATTGTTATCGCCATCAACAATATTATTTGAACAAATTACGCGGTTGCTTCTTGTTATCTTAAATGGCGTATAGTAGTAATCTTTTGCTGTGTTGTTAGTAATTACTGTGTTTTCTGACCTATTGTAAAGATCTACGCACCCAATATAATGAAATCCGCCTGTTATCGGCTTTCTCTGTCCAACCCTCTCAAAATAACAGCCATCAACAACAATGCTGCTATAGCTGTGCAGAGATATATCTTGTACATCAAATATAAAACCACCACCAGCAGCGTCAGCAACCAAAACAGATGAATTCTTGACAATGCAGTTAGTGAATCTTACGTTAGCGGTCGTGCTTGAAATTCTGAAATTTACCGCCTGAGTTTGTTCGCCAGTTATTCCGGTTGCCTCTGCCATATCGTAAAATTTGCAACTATCAATTATTGCCGTGTCAATTGGAGCGTTTGGACAGTGCACACCTGAAAAAACTGAGTTGATAAATGTAACACCTAAAACCTCTATGTTTGTACCTGTAAAATTAATACATGACTTTAGCCTATCAGTCTGATTTGATTGATTCCCGTCAAAGGTTATATCGCCATCAATGAAGATAGAATCTGTTGCAGAAATCATATGGCTATTGCTTAAGGCGGCGAGAACAATTTTCGAGGAGCCTGTACAGGTCAAATAAATACTGGCTACTGAGGATAGCCCTGTAATGCTGTATATCGCAGAATCTATTAATTCCACAGGAAGTTGAAGAGAAAGCACAGAGTTCAGGGAGGCAGTGTCATCAGCAGTTCCGTTTCCGACAGCGCCAGCCATTTCAGGGGTTAGTTTTCCTGAAAGAATTCTTTTAAATCTTCCGGTTGTTATCGAAGTAGCTTTAAAGATTGTTACGCCATTAGCGGTTTCTGTGCTTGTAGCATCCCAATAAAACGGACCGCCGCCAACATCCGTGCCTGCGTAATATCCTGTTACCTCATATCTCGAACCATCAGCAGGCTCAGAGGCAATAGCCTCAAGCTCCGCCACACTACCCACATAAATGGTGCGCTTGTCCAGAGCCTGAGTCACCGTGTCAGAGGTGCCGGTGTGGGATACTAGGTCGGAGCCAAGGGACGAAAAAGCAGCAACTATGTTTCTTTCTGCATATTGTGCTGTTGAAGATATCGTGGCGCCGTCGAGCATACTTAATTCAACGGTTGTTTTTCCGTCTGCATAAGTGGCACTGACTACAGTGCCAAAAACAAAACCAAAGTCCTGCTTCACCCGAATCGCAACGCCTTTCACGTATTCATCGGTCAGCCCACCATCCACAGTGAACGTGGTGGTGTTCACCTGCGTGATATTGCGCTGGCGAACCCACTCCTTCTGAAGTTGGCTCGGATCACTTACTGGATCACTGGTCCAGACTTCTACATCGTCGGCATCCTTCACCACGACTTTGTAGCTGCCGTTCAAAAATATATCGGCATAACCTGCGCCATTCAGGATTACAGGGTTGGCGTTCTGTGTTTCTCCGCCCTCAGTAGTGAAGGTTGCTTTAGGTGTGTTAGTTCCTGCCTGGTAGGTGTAAACCTTGCCGAAGGCCAGCGGTTTTCCGGTGTCGCTGTCCCAGGCGTAAAACTTGGGACCAATGATTGCTACTGCCATGGTGTCTCTCCTGGTTGTTTCGCTGATTATAGCCTACGGCATTTCGTCATGTACTTGCTCCAGGGCATCCTTGGCCTGGCGGTAAAATTTCTCAAGAGCCCGGTTTTTCTGCTCATAGTAGCTTTCAATCGCTGATTCTTTCTGCTCGGCAGTCATGTTCTCGTTGTACTTGTACGAGGCTATGATTTCCTGCTGATCGTCAAAAGCATTGTCGATCTGACTGAAGGCGCCATTCAGGCCAATCAGGATCTGGTTCACCTTATCCCCGGCAAACTCCGGCGCCTTGGATGGATCACGGATGGCCTCACGCTGCAGCATGTTGAACGTCTGCTGTGCGGCGGCGGCCTTTACCTTCAGATCCCAATAGCCTTCTGTCCATTTTGTCCGGTATGGCACTTTCTGGCCAACGAACTGGTGCGTCATGTAATCAATCGGCGCGCCCCGGTTGAACGGGCGCGGCCCCCAATCGTCCTGCTTCCACAGGGCGGCCTCTGACGCATCGGCAATAATCATCTCCACATAGCGCAGAAATCCCTTGCTGTAGTGCTCTGCCACCAACGGTGATACCCCCAGGTATTCACCCAGCTTGCGGTACATGATGGGCGTGCGGTCGGTGTACTGGTATTCAGCCGGGATATCCATCATGTAATGCGGCACCACGGGCGCCCCGGTGAACTTCTCATTGCGCTGAACTTCTACCCAGGGCTGAAGGATACCGGGATAATCCCCGATACCAACGGTGTTCACCAGGGCCCATGCCAGGTGTTCGGATGCTTCTTTTCCGTCCCTTTTCTTCACATAGTCCAGGCCTACTTCCGGCAACGTGGCAAAGATATGGCCAAGGTCATACGGGCGAGGGATCTTGAACGGCGTGTCGGCGCCGGGGATGAAGATCCACCAGAAGCGGGCTTTCTGGTCTGGCGTCAGCTGCTGGTACCGCTCATCATCCTGGTTCAGCAACCACAAGATCACACTCATCATGGTCAGCACACTGCCTTTCATCAGGAACACGGCTTTTTTATCAGTCATGCGTGCCAGGTTGGTGCCTTTCATTTCCCCGCGGATCTCGGAAAATTCCCGGGCGGCCTTGTCCAGCCCCTGAATGCCGGCGTTCATAAACGGCACGGTGCGCAGGAACTTGGCCCACAACTCATTGCGGCCCATCTTGCTAAAGTCGGTAGCGATCTCCCTGGCCTCCCAGGCGGCCTCCATCGGTGACGTGCCTTTCTTCACACCCAACTCATAATCACCAATGCGCGAACCGTACTCGAAAGCGCTGGTGAAGCGGTCCCAGCCGGCCAGGAACTTTGCGGCCGCATCCCAGCCGGATTCGCTCGGCAGGTCCAGCCGGCGCCGGTCGCGGGTTTCCTGTGTCCGGGCCTCGATCCTGGTACCGTAACCGCCACCCTGCAGCCGGAATTCCTTGTAGATCTTGGTATTGAACATGAAGTGCCCCATGCCCTTGAGCGTGCTGTAGACCGGAATGAATCGGTTGCGGCTCATAATGGCGGAACTGACAGTATCCCTGACGGCGTTCGGCCCCAGGAACTGGAACATGCTGGTAACCGTCCGGGTCTGCAGGTTCTTCACCCGGTACAGAGCATTCATCACGGCGCCACTGCGAAGCCCGCTCAGGCCGGTGAGCATATCCACCAGCAACGGCTCATGCACTTCAAAGTACACCCGCTTGCCATTCACCACGGCGCTGTCCACGTAGGTTTCCGTGGTCTGCGGCTTGTGCCCGAAGGTCCAGAAACTCAGCAATGCCGGGTTGGCTTCCAGGGCGGCGGCGATATCCTCCACGTCCGTCACCTGTGCGTCCGGATCTCCGGCCATAATCATGCCGTCCTTGCTCACGGTCAGCCCCATTTCCGCCATGGCCTCGGCCATCTTGGCGGCCATCTGTGCCTGCTCAACCTGCACCTTCTTGCTGTCCGGTGCGATCTTCGCGGCAAACAGGGCGCCGTCCTGGCTGTTCATAATGTCGTTGTAGAGCGTTGCCTTGGCGCGGGCGATAATGGCGGCCCGTATATTCGATTGCAGGCTTTCGACAATGTTTTCTGCTATTTCCCGAGTGTTTTGATACCCACCCCTTAGCTGACTTTGTATGTCACCAGCGCCCATTTCGTGGCCATCCTCAATGCGCTGAATTACACGATGGAACGGCACGTAGTTCTGGTTCATCTTCTTGAAAGCTCGGCGCTGGCTTTCGTCAATCAGCCCCATCTGCACGTAGAAATCCAGCATCCTGCCATTGAACTTCTGGAACTCATCGAACACCTGCGGGAATTCCGGGTATTTCTGGCCCAGGGCAAGGCCGGCGTCAATCTCCTGGTCGGTGAAAAGGTTTTCTCGGCCCTGCTTCATCAGTTCCTGGCCTCGTCTGGCCTTAAAATACTCCATAAGAGCATCAAACCTTGGCCACCCGTGTTTGGCCACTGGCTTAAACACCTCATTCAATCCCTTTCCGCTGAACTCAAAGTAACCATCTTCAGTAAGCCTTGGCGTGCCGTCTTTCATGACGGCCTCATGCACGGATTCGGCGCCGTTCAGCATCTGGAACTGCTTGTACGGGCTCACCATGGCTTCGCCAACTTCGCCCTTCAGCGTGCGCTCAACCACCTTGGCAGCATGGATCTTGTCAATCACCTGCTGACGATACCGCTCCAGTGGGTAACTGCTCTGGTATTCGATTATCTGCTGCCTAGGCGTTAGCTCACGGCCAGACTTGGCCCGAAACTGTGCCCGTGGCCCCTGCAGGTACCAGCGGTGCATTTCGTCCTGCAGGCGCTTCATCTTGCGATCCAGCACGGCATCATCTTTCATCACCTGTTCAAACCTCTGCGTGAACAGTGGTGCCCTGGCCTTGGCCTCGCTGTAGTTGGTCAGCCACAGGCGCACGAACTCGGCAAAACCTTCCTTGGCCTTCAGGTTCTTCTTGCTGGTGTAGCTCAACGCCTCCACTTCCTTGCGGTATTTGCTGTCCTTGTACTCCCGGGTAAACCGCTTGTTGTAGCGGTAGTGCATATCCAGGTAGTGCGCCATTTCGTGCGCCATCACCTCTACATTGTCGTAGCTCTTCACCCGCACTTCGCTGTTGTTGCTTCGGTAAAAGCCCAGCTTTGACTTGCCCTGGACTTTTCCGAAGTAGATACGCTTTCCAATCAGATCCTGCAGCATGAACCGGATACCCTCACGGCGGGTCGGTTTTTCCTCCGGCTTCAGGGTTACGGTGCGATCCCCAATCTTGAATTTGCTGTTGTCCGGGCGCCGTGGCACGCCTGTCATGCTGTACGGTGGCTGCCACTTAGGCATGGGTACATCGGCCCCCATATCGCTCATCATGGCGCTGGTGGCGTCCTGGCTGGTGGCGTCCTGGTCCTTTTTGGGCTGCAGCTCGGCAATCACCAGCTGGTGGCGGGCCTTAACCTTTGACAATTCCTCGGCCTGGTCCCACTCCTGCACCTGTTCTTCCAGCTTTGGCAGATCCCTTTCGGCCTGCTTCACCCGGGCGGCCTGCTGTTTGGCCTCGGCGTCGATGGCTGAAATGGTGTTGGCCACCCTGCGCGCCAGGCCGGTGGCATCGGCGCTGCCGATATCCTTGATATCCACCTGGTGTTCCAAGGCGCCGTCCAGGGTCAGCACAAACCGTGTTCCGGTGACATTATCCAGGGTCATATCAAAACCGGCATAGCTGCCAATGGCCTTGGATTCGGTACCGGCGTCTGACATTTTCGCGGCTTCCGCCAGGATCTCCTGGCCGGCGTCCTTGTGCTTGTCGAACGTCTGGCCATTCACGGTGATACTGAAGTCTTTGGGCGCGGCCTTGGCCTTCTTCACGTCCTGAGCGTACTTCAGCAAGCGATCCTTGCCCCGCTCCACAATAGATTTTTCGCGGCGGATGGCGTCACGGATGCGGAACTGTTCGCGGTCGTGTTCTTCCTCGGCCTGTTCCAGCTTTCGCAGTTTCTGGCGAAGATCCATTTCTTCCAGGATCAGCGGATTGCCACTTGATGCCGCTTTCATCTCGGCGGCGTTGGCTGATTCCGCTCCCAAGTCCTCGATCTCGCGCTGTTTGGTGTTGCCCTTGCGCACCTGCTCGATAAACCGAGCCTTGGTTTCGATGGTCTGCCACATGCGGCTGTCCAGCGTCTGCTTGGTGGCGTAGCGGTTGATCTCGATTTCAAAGCCATTCGGGTCACGGTCGTACAACTCGTTACCCTGGCGGATAATCCGGCCTTCCCGCTGTTCCAGGTCTGACGGCCTCCACGGTGCATCCATGTGGTGGAGCCCCACCAGGCGGGTCTGCACGTTCATGCCGGCGCCCATCTTGGCAGTGGAGCCCATCAGCACGCGAACACGGCCTGTGCGCACCTTGGCGAACAATTCAGCCTTCTGCAGCTCGGTGTTGGCATCGTGGATATAGGCCACTTCCGATTCCGGTATGCCTAGGTTAATCAGCTTCTGGCGCAAGTCGTCATACACACTGAAGTCGCCATCCAGGGCTTCCAGCTCGTCCGGGCTCATGCGGTCCAGCTGTTCGCTGGCGGCCTCGTCGCCATCCTCGGCACGTTGGATCAGGTCACGGATTCTGTTGGCTTCCTGCGCCTTGGCGCCCTTGGGCGTACTCAGGTCGATGAATACCAGCTGCGCACCCTTGTCGTCGGCCCACTGGTCGTACAGTGTTTTAATCCGGCTGGCGGCCTCGTTGATCTTGCTGTCTGGGTTGTCGACGTACAATGCCGGGTCGATCAGGCGCATATCCAGGGCGGCCTTCCGGGCATCGCTCATAATCTTGAGCATGTTGTCGGCGCCCTTCTCCGGCTTCTTCGGCAGGTGTTCAGCACGCCATACCAGTGAGCCCTTCGGATAAACCTCGTTGCCCCGCTCATCCTGAACGGGCACGCCAATGTAATCGGCCTGGTCCTTGCTGCGCTCCACAACAATGTTATTCGGCTTCCCGCCCTTGATCTTCGGTACCGGAAGGCGCTTGCCCTGTGCCGCCAGCTGCTTGTTGATATCGTCGCGGTTTACCACGTCACCAAAGGTCAGGTACCGCTGCATCAGCTCGGGCAGGTTCACGAACTTTCTGAAACGGCTGTTCAGCTTGTAGCTGCCCGTTGGTGACAGCTCCCAATCGGTGACCACTTCCCCGTACATGCGTGCCCAGGCATCGAAGTGTGCAATGCCCTGGTCCTGCAGGGTCTGGTAATCCAGGAACCGCTGCATCGTATACATTTCCGCCATGGTGTTGCTGATTGGCGTGCCGGTGGCGAATACCACGTTGTTGCCGCCAGTGCGCTCCAGGATGGATTGCACCTTCATAAACATATCGGCGGCCTTCTGGCTGCCCTGCGGGTTACCCAGGCCGGCAACGCGGGTCATGCTGGTGGCAAAGCCCAGGTTCTTGAACTCATGGGCTTCATCCAGGAACAGGGCATCCACACCCAATTCACCAAAGGTCAGGTTATCGTCCTTGTTCTCGGCATCGAACAGGCGCTTCAGCCTTTCCTGAAGGCGCTCTTTCTGCTTCTCGATCTGCTTGATGGACCGGGCGCCCTTGCCTTCCTGGTCGCGGATAGTGGAAATGGCGGTGTCGATATCCCGGATCTGCTGGTTGATAAACCGTTCCTGGAACTCGGCATCCATTTCGACCTTGCCAAACGAGGAATGCGCCACAATCACGGCGTCCCAATCCCCGGTGGCGATCCTGGCGAACAGGCGCTTACGGTTACCCTTCTCAAAGTCTTTCTTGGTGGCGGCCAGAATGTTGGCGTTGGGATACAGCTTGGTGAAATCCTCGGCCCACTGGCCCACCAGGTGATTCGGTACCGCGAACATGGGCTTTTTGGCGCGGCCTGTCCGGCGTAGCTCCATGGCCCCGGCGATCATGGTGAAGGTTTTGCCGGCGCCCACTACGTGATCCAGCAACGTGGTACCGCTCTGCACAATCCGCCAGGCGGCATTGGCCTGGTGCGGACGCAACTTCACAATGTCGTCGCCCACCTTGCCAGGGAACGTCAGGTGCGAACCGTCATACTTCCGCACGCGGTCGGTGTTGAAGGTGTCGTTGTAGAGTCGAACTAGGCGATTACGGCGGGCATCGTCTTTCCAGATCCAGCGGCGGAACTCCGCTTTCACCCGTTGAATCTTCTCGTTGGCGGCGTTGGTGGCGGATTCGTTGATAACGGTGGTGTTTTCGTCCACTCGATCCCGAATCACTATGCTCTTGTCGTTTGCCGCGGCGGTCAAAATATCGCTCACCTGCGCACGGTCGGTACCGTACTGGCTTTCGGCGGCGGTTGTCGGGCTGCCTTTGATGTTCCACTTGGCCATTACCGGGTTGTAGGTTGCCTTGCCGCTGGCGTTACCCAGGATATGGTCGGCAAACTCGGTCACCACTTCCGGCGGCAACCAGTGGGCGCCAGGCTTCACCCGGATATCGACGGCTTCAATGTCCTCCGGCTGCACATCCTTCAGGGCCTGCACGTTGCGCTCAAAGCGCGGCATATCCTTCGCCATGCGCTCGGCCATGGCCAGCTTCTGCTTCACGTTGCCGGACAGGTATTCGTCGCGGGATTCCCAATTATTGGGCGTACTCTCGAAAACCAGGTCGCCCAGCTCGGCCACAATGGCGCTTTCCGTCTTGCCGTACAGTTGGCTCATGTACTTCATATCCACCCGGCCCTTTTCGGACAGGCTGGCGGTCAGTGCATCCTTGGCGGTGGTGGCTTTCTCCGGCGCCTTGTAGGGCTGCTGTGTCCGGGTCCGGAAGATGGCGGCCTTCTCGGCGCTCGGCTTGCGCGGGGTTTCCCCGGTGCGCTTGGCCACGGTCGGGCTGATACCCTTATCAAAGGATTCTTCCAGGGCGGCCAGCTGCGGCCAGGTTGGATCATCCCGGAATAGGCGCTTGTTGGCATCCAGGTTGATGGGTCCGTTCTTCTTTACAAACTGGTCATACACCCGGTTGAGTCGGTCACGCAGTGCGCCCAGGGCCTCGTCCTTCACGTTTTCGGTCAGCTGCGCCTTACGCAGATCCGCGAACACGTCACGGACCTTAATCAGACCACGCACCCGTTCTTCGGCCTTTTTGCTCGGCATTTCCACGGGCTCAGACCGGGCCTGCCCCATTTCGCTTTCCAGGCGGATGCTGATCTGGTCGCCATCCAGGAACATGCTGCCCACCTTCACGTTCTCCACGCTGGTCGGCAGGGTTACTTCCTCGGATACCGGCTCAGTGGTGGCGGCGTCCATAAAGTCTTTTGGCAGGCTGGCCAGGGCTTCCTGCAGTAGCGCGTTGGTGTCTTGCCCCTGCCTTGCCACCAGGGCAGGCTCATTCGGCCCGTACATCGAACCGTAGGCGCCCCATTCACCCAGCATCATCCCCGGATTGCGGTCGAAGTATTCGTTTAACGGTACCTCGATACCCTTGGCATCCTTCACGGTGTTGACCACGGACCAGGATTCACCAGACGGCTGCTCTCCCTCCCGGCGCTTACGCAGAAAGATGATATCGGTAGTGACTTCGGTGCCGGCGTTCTTCAGGAATGCGTTGTTCGGCAGTCTCACAGCGCCCAGCAAGTCGGCACGCTCGGCCAGGTAATCACGCGCCATCTTGTTGTTGCCGTCCATCAGGCGGCTCGATACCACCATGGCCAGCACGCCATTGGGTTTCAGGCCGGCCATAGATTTGGCGAAGAAGTAATTGTGAATGCTCATTTTCGACAAGGCTTTGCGCTTGCCGTCATACAGCTTCTGATTGCCAAACGGCGGGTTACCAATGGCCAGGTCAAAATAGCCATCCGGCATGTTGAACTCTTGAAAGCCCATCGGTGCCTGAATGTTGGCGCCAGGGTACAGCTTCTGCGCAATGCCCCCGGTGATATGGTCCAGCTCCACCCCGGCAATGCTGCTCTTGGATCTCACGCCACCCGGCATGAATCCCAGGAAGTTGCCGGTACCAACGGATGGTTCCAGCACGCGGCCACCCTGAAAGCCCATGTTCTTCACGGCCTTCCAGATCTCGGTGACAATCTCCGGGCTGGTGTAGTGGGCATCCTGCGTACTGCGGCGAGCGGCGTCATATTCTGCTTCGGTCAAGGCCTCCTGCAGCTGTTTGGCCTCCTTCTCCCAGCCCTTGGTGATCTTGCCGCGGTCACCCACAAAGGCTTGAGGCAGGCCACCCCAGCCCACATAGCCGGCCAGGATCTGCTGTTCCTCCGGTGTGGCCTGGCGGCCTTCTTCGTTCAGCTGCTTCAGTGTCTGGATGGCTTTCAGGTTGTTCTTGAACTTGGTTTTGGCCCCGCCAGCACCAATGTTCATTTCCGGCGTCAGTGTGAAGAACTTGGCCGGCCTGTCGCCTGCTGGCTCTGCTCTCTGCGTTGTTGCGCCTTTTGGCGTTGGCGCCTTCTTTGCCGCTTTTTCTGTCGCATCTACGCTTCCCTCAGATCCTCGGGTTGCGGGCTGTCTGCTTCCAGCGTCCTGCTCATCGTCTGCAGGGCGTCGCTCAGTATCGCGGGTCCGTTGCCCGCCGGCTTGTCGTTCTCCGGTTCCCCCGGTGGAAACAGGTACGTTTCCCTCACCATCTGAAACGCCTCGTCCGGCTGGTACCCCGCTTCCTCCAGCTCGATCACCTGCTGGTACGTCTGTTCCGCTGCCTGTTTCAGCATCGGGTCCAGCGTCCCCTGCTTCTTCAGGCTCTGATACAGCTTCGGCCTGTTCTCCTTCCAGTGTTCTCTGGCCTGGTTGATCCAGTTCTGCAGGTTCATCCTGTGTTACCTCCGATGGTCGCTCGGCAGTGTCACCCGGCGTACCTTGGTCCCGGGCGGCAGGCTGGCTAGAAACTCCGGCGTCACCTCCGGACCTTGTGACGCCTGGCGGGGTTTCGCCTCGGCCTGCTCGTTGCCCGGTGCGCTCCCGCTCTGCCTTTTGGGCTTGTAGCCCTCGTTCTGCTGCTTCGATCGTTTCCGCTGTGCCATAACTCAGCCCTATTCCACGCTTGGTGATTACCTCACCACTCGGTAGCTCAAATTCAATAATAGCGTTTTCCAACTCTGCAGCCACTTCCTGCATCAGCTGTTCCGCTTCCTGTTGGGTATTGGCCTGCACCCAAAACTCATCACCACTCGGATGATACGCATCGGCGCCCTTTGCTTTGAATGCGCGGCCAATGGCCTGCAGCATCTGATCCCCGGCGCCGTGGCTCATGTTGTCGTTGATCCACTTCAGGGAATCGGCGTCAACTGATACCTGTACAGGCTTGCGCTCGTTTTCCTCATAGGCGCGGCGGTTGCCCAGGCCGGTTAGATCATCCTCAAGCAGTGCCTGGCGCATTTCGTCCTGTGTCATTTCAGCGACACGGCGGCGGGTTTGCGGGTCTTGTCGGCGCTCTACGTTCGCCACGCCATCACCCTTTCTATCTTTTGCCTGAGCCAGTGCTTCAAGCGCGTTATCCCAATTTCCGGATATCGGCGTATCTCCTTCAGCATCAAATGCTTGGAATGTATCGTCCCTGCGATCCTGAATCAGTTTTATACCGGGATCGTCGGTGTAATACGTGTAGATATCGAGAGGATCTTGCCAAACCTTGCCAGCCTTTCCTTGGAAATCAGGAAATTGGCCGTCTTTAATCTTGTTTGGCGTTTGGCCATCATAGCGCCGTTTGGTGGTTGCGGGCTCTGGCGCCGGAATATCCGCCAGCATCTGCCTGGCCTGATCGGCTCGCATATCCCACAACTGCGCATCAGTCACCCCGGCATCCCGCAACTGGTTGCGCTCAAACGGCGTCAGATCATCAGCGGCCTGCCCGGTTTCCTGCCCGGCTTCTTGCTCAGGCTCTGGCCGGTCTGCTTCTTCCGGCGGCCTCACTGGCTGCAGCGGTACGTTCATATCCTGCGGCATTGCACCCTGGCGCGGCGCGATATCAATGCCCCGTTCTTTCAGCTTCTGCGCTACCAGGTCACCCATAGTCGGGCGCTCTGGTGCCCGTACCTTCTCAGATCGTGACTGGGAAAC